GCCCATTGCGGCGCCAGCATCAAAGATGTCCCCACTAGAACCGCCCAGCGTGGTGTAGTTCAGGGTAGCACGCGCCAGCATATCCACGCTCAGGTTCTTGTCCCGGTACTCCTTGGCACGCGAGTCCGACATCAAGGAGCTGACTGCCATTACCCGAGCAACGTGGATCGGTAGAGCAAAGGACATCTGACCCATGAGCAAGCCAACGGCTTTCACGGTGCCTTGGTCAGCGCGCACTCGGGTCCATTGCTTGGACATTGCCGTCAAAGAGTAACGGCGGAACTGAGTGAGCATTTGCAGTAGGCTGTCATGCACGAACGCTTGGCGCTCACCGATGAAGTTCCCTTGGATGATCTGCTTGCTGCCTCGCTCAATGAGTTGGCGCAGTGCGTATGCAGCCTCGGGGTCGGCGGTCTGCCGGATGTCGAAGGAGGTCATGTGCCCCTCGGCGTCAAACTCAGCCACGTTCTTGATGTCAGCTTTGATCCGTGCGCTAAGCTCGGGAGTAAAACCCATGCTGCGGAGTGCCGCGTCTTGCTCGCCAGATTTGACGTAGCGAAAGACTTTGTGCAGGATTTGCTCTGCCACGCCACGCTCTTGGCTGGCCTGTAAGTACCGCTGCCCGGTTAGGAGGTACTGTGCGTTGGCTGCTCCCCGGATTGCCCGGTCGAGTGTACTTGCTGCCTCGGCCCCGCCCAGCTCCACCTCGTCAAATGACTGCCAAGGCATGATCATACGCTGGTCATCACCAATGCGGCCACCGGGTAGCTCAATGCTGTGCAGCATCGGGTTGGTCGTCCCTTTGCGGGCTTCCTGTACTAAGCGGCCTGCGTCTTTTACATAGCGGAGGGCGAACTCAGTTCCCAGAGTCGTTGCGATCTGGGCAGTCTCAGCGATCTGCGGAAGTACAGCTTGGCCTAGTCGGCTGGCGCCGGTTAGGATGCGGAGGTTGTCAAGCACCTTGTTAGATGTGCCGAACGGCTTACCCATGAACTCCGCTACTGTCTGGTCGAACGCCTTAAGCTCGTTGTTCCACTTTGCCCCGCGCTTGCCTTTGTACGTCATTACAGCGATGTCGCGGATCATCTGTGCGCCCTGCTGCCCCATGATCTTGCGTCGGCTCAGGGTAACGTCACCATTTACCCGGCGCGCTTGGCTACGGAATAGTGCGCTCTCGTCTTGGATGAATGCGTCACGCAGATTGAACTTCGTACCGTCAGGCAGGGCAATCTCTTTGTTCAAGTCGAGGTCGAGTCGCCCCTTGGTGTGCTTGGCTCCGCCACGGTTAATACGGGCCATGTAGCGTTCAAGATCCTGCGGTGATAGGTTGTGCAGTGCGAGGCTATCCCGAATGTTAGATCCTGCGCTTGGATCACTGATATGGCCGGGAGTCTGTGCCCCGCCAGCGCCTTCCTTGCGAACACGCCCGATGTAATCCGCTGCCACTTCTTTAGCGAGCTTGCTGCCGCCTGTGAATGAGCGCCATGCCTCGTCGAGCTGATCCCCTATCTCTTTGATCAGGGCAGTGCGGGCGGCTGGGTTTGTCTCTAACCAACGAGCATTTAGGTGGCGTGGGGTATAACCACGGCTGGACGCTGGCAGGTTCTCGGACCCGAGGGTCTTTGCTGCACGTTGATCGTCAGCTAGGCGCTTGTACCCGCCATCCATTGCGTCTGCGGCGCGGGCCACATGCGGATGCTCGTTACCAGCGATATCGTGTAGTCGGTTGTTGCGAGTTTCGCTAACCAACTTGTTAAACCGCTCGAACTCAGGGCCACGGAACAGCACGTCTTTAACCGCGCTGCCGCCATTCTGGTTACGCCATGCCACATACGCCTCGTAGTAGCGAGCCACGAAGCTATTGTACTCGACTTGACGAATACCGTGCTCGACTGCCGCTGTTGTTTTAGGGCCGCCATTCTGCGTAGGGGATTCCAGCATGTTCGCTGCCCACCACCGGAACTCAGGAACAGCGGAGTTGCTCAGGCTAAGCTGCGGCATACGGAACGCAGCTACCAACTTGCTGTTATCAATCCACTCCGGGGCAAACTTGCGGATCAGGTCCGTGCTACGCGCCATATCAAATACTGGCTGGTTCTCCATGATGCGGAGTTTCATTTCCTGCATGATCAGGCGCTGGGCGTTGTCAGGAATCTCCAACGCTGTCAGCCCGTGCTGCTCCCCAATGAGGTTACGTCGTACAGGGTCGCTGAACTGGGCTGCGATAGCAGGGTTCAAACCTTGCCCCAGTTGCGGCTCCAGTTGCTTCAAGGCGTCCTCGGTGGACATCAGGCCCAGAGTCGCATCATCCACGCCTTGAGAGCGTAATGTGTTCCGCTGGAATGGTGTGAGGTCATCCGCTGCGAAGCCTGTGCCGTTCTGTACCAGCGATGTCACGTTACCCTGTGCATCTGGTCGGGTTTGCTGGTACAGCGCCTCGTAGTCGAAGTCAGGCAGCAGACGCTCCTTGTCTGACACTACTGCGTTGCTCTGCCGGACGTAGGCGTTTGCACGCTCATTGAAGATGGCGTTGGCCTCGGCGGCGATCTGCTCTGGAGTGGCGTCTGGGCCTGTGCGGCCCTGAGCCTCTTCTAGCAGGCCAGCATTGTACCGCAGCACCTGATCTGCCGATGCGTCCGCAGAACGCTGCACATGCAGCCCTGCCTCGTCTGCGAGGGCTGGGTCAGAGGACTCCAGCGGGTCACGGGCACCACCAGAGCGGCGGGCACCTGCGATGGCAGCACCGAAACCAGCACCGTACAAGCTGGCGTAGAAGTAGTCCCCCGGCGTGATGTGGTCCCCGGCAGCGGCCATTGCGGCTGTGCCAAGTACGTTACCAACGGCACCCTCCCCAGCGCCCTGTAGCATACGCACAGAGCGAGCGGCGCCTAGTTCCACACCGATCTTAGCCATCTGAGCTACCTTTCCCACACCCATACCCGCGACCCAGCCCGGTACGTCGAGGAATCCAACACCCAGAGCGGATATGGTGGCGATGCCCTCGCCTTTGGCGTTGATAGCCTTGAAACTCTCACGGGTGGCTTCCAGCCGGTTCAGTTTCCACTCCCGCTCCTTGAGCGATGATGCGTCTAGCACCCATTCGGTGTCAGCCTGCGACATCTGCTTGCCCCACACGTCCCGGCCCTCCATAGCGTCGAAGGTAGCATCAGGTTCGAAGTCCCGTTTGCCGTGGTAGGTGTCGCTCATTAGGCGTATGATGGAGCCGGTGATGCTTTGTTCCATGACTGTGGCGCTGATCACGTCCCCGGTGTCATAGCGCTCATGATTAACGAACATCTGGCGCGCTGCCTCGCCATCCTGCTCCATGATCTGGGAGTCAGAGCTGACGGGAGCTTGCTTCTCAGCGTATGGCGCGGTTACGTCGGTCTTGGCCTTAGCGAATGGAGCAGATCGAACGTCAGCGCTAGCCGCAGCGCCGATCTTGGCAGCCGTATCGCGGGAAGCACCGGCCGCATTAGCCTGCGCAGCGTTTTGTGAAGCTGCGTTGAACGCAGACATCTTCTCGAAATTGTTGAGCTTAAGTTTAGCTTTCAGCCCGTCTTGCTGCCCCTTGAGGTCCGCTGTTGTAACGTCCGGCAGAGTTCCGAAGTCCCCTGCCCGATCATTGTCACGCAGTGAACCGGAGTTAGATTGCGCCGCTGGGCCAACAGTGACTTTGCTTGCTTGTACTGCGTCTAGAATGTTGGCCATTTGGCCTCCTTAAAGTCCCGCTTTCTTGAGGATAGGTGTGATGTCGTGCCTATCTTTGAGCAACTGCTCGTACTGCGCTTTGTAGTCCTTGGAAGTGAAGGTAACGACGGCGCTTTCCCCGTTGCGCATCATAATCGCAGAGAACACACCGAACTTGTTACCATCGGCGTCCGTAGCGTCTTGATGCCGGGTGATGCTGACATCGCTGTCGCCCCCGCCGTACCAGTTCGTTAGGTCCGTGTTCTTGTTGAAGAAGTCCGCACGCCCTGCTTTGTCCTCTCCGCCCGGCACATTCACCAATACTCCCTTGTCTCGCGCCAGCTTCTGTAGGAAGGGAGCGAAGGTGGTGTTGATGGTCATGTCGTCCGCTCCGATCAGCGCACCGAGAGGCTGCTGGTCTGGAGTTTTGGTGTAGGCGAACTGCCCAGCTCGGTCGAAGTTACGGCCTGCGCCACCTTCCATAGCCTTCTTGAAGGCTGCCTTCGGCTCCATTCCGAGGTTATTGATGTACATGCTCGCGTCCGCTTGCACAGCTTGAAAGATCACGTCCTGAGAGGCTGCGGTGGTCTTGTTGGCGTCACGGAACCAGCGGTCGATGCTGTTCATAACCCCCTTCCCATCGAACTTCTCGGCTACTGCTTCCAGCATCGCGGGCTTCATTTCCACGCTGTCCAGCTTTGGCCCCTTCACAACTGGTGTACCCCACGCGGCCTGCGCTGCTTGGAGCTTGTCGCCCTTGAAGTTCACCAAAGCGTTGCGGTAACGCGCTAGCTGTACCTCGCCCTCGCTGCCTAGATACGCAGAGACGGTGCCGCCACTGTTTGGCATGGTGCTGAGCTTGTCAAGGAACTGGATGGTACGGTCGAACTCTGGCCCCGGCATCTGCCCTTGAGTGATCTGGCGAAGAGGCTCCGTCAGCATGCTCTTGAACTGTGGGTTGGTGTACCCGTTGCCGTGTGTGAAGTTATCGATCACCGTGCCTAGCGCGCCATCCACGTTGCCTGCGGCTAACCCCGCACTAATGTTGTTGCTGACAGCCAAGTCGAACTTGCCCTTGGGTACTCCCATGTCAATTGCAAACTGCCCGGCGCCCTTGAATGCCAGTTCATTAGCCTGCTGTGCCAGTTGCCCGTCAGCCTGTGCATCCAACTGCGCCTTGAAGCTCAGTTCTCGCATCTTGTCCTGATTGCGGTATGCTCGTGAGAAGAATGCCCGGTTAACCCCGATGCTGTCCTTCATACTGATCAGGCCGGAGTCACTGCCAGTCTCTTTCATGTACCGCTCGTTCAGATCCTTGATCTGGGCGTTTGTGGCGGCTGGGCTGCGGCCCTCTGCACCACCCAGAATCTCGGCTACTGCGCCGCCGTACTTGTTGAAGCCGTATTCATTCTTGATCTTGGACTCTGCGGATACCCGGCTGGCTTCCAGCTTGGTCTGTTCCTCGGCAGGCAGGGCGTCGTACATCCCTGTCTCTCGGAACACGCGGTCCACCCACATATTGCCCTTGGTCATCGCCAGCGTTGCACTGTTGATGACTGACTTCTGGTACGTCTCAGGGTTCATCCCACTTACTGGCTGGCTTGACAGAAGGAGTTGACCCTTGGCTAACTCGAAATCTCCGTCATTAATCAGCCCCTGCGCATGCTGTGCTGCAATGCTGTGGAACTTGTCACCGCTTGCTTGTAGCATACCGTTGAACTGAGTGGCTGTCTGCTGTTGCGTCCAAGCGTAGTTCGCCTTGGTCTGTGCCTTCATTAATGGTCCAAGGCTCTCGACCATCTTAGATTGAACCACGTTGTCAACTGTGGAGTCCCCGGTCAGGAACTTCTGCATACCGCCCACGGCGTGATTCCGGAATTGCTCCGGCGACATCTGCGCCATGCCCTGCATATCACTGTACATCTGGGTCTGGAAGTCATCGACTCCCTTAACCTTAGCCATTGCGGCTGCGCCCGTTACCGTTGCGGAAGGGCCGAAGATGTTAGAGAGGAATGAGTCCTCCCCTTTGATGTCCTTGTATGCCTCGCCTGTTGCTACACGCTGCATGCCTTTGACGAACTGCGCTTCTTGTTGCTTCTGTAGCTGCTTCTCTATAATGGGCTGGGCCATTTTAAGCAGAAGCGTGGAAGTGCTGTCTTGTTGTGGCGCGGCAGGCTGCACCGCCTGATGACGTAGCTGCCCGCCTCCGATAACTTGGCCCATAGTTGCCATTTAAGTTCTGCCTCCGAGTTGGAAGAATGAAGCGCCCGTGCTTTTACCGGACGTGCCTTGTACTGCGCTGGGGCCGCTAAACCATGACTTGAGCTTGGTGCCAGCAGCGCTTACGTCTAGGCTGCCGCCCTTGCTGAACTCACCTGATTGTGAAGCGGCGCCCATGAAGGCCATTGCACCCGACAGCGCCATAGAGCCTACGCTGTTCGTCTGTAGCTTAGCTGGCCCAACAATCTCAGCCGCCGCTACGTCGTCGATAAACACATTCTGCTGTTGAATAATTCCGTACTGGTTGTACAGGTTCGTTTGTTCTGCGTCGTTCAGTGCGAACAGGTTGTCGCTGTACTGCTGATCAAGCTCAGCTTGCTGCATGTCCGATTGGATCTGCATAGTGCTGCCGAGCATGTCCACAGTGCTGCCACCAATACCTGCGGCCGAGGACCGGGCCGCGAGGGCGCCAGCATTCTCAGACGCTGCAATGCGCTGCTTGAATGTACCAGTTGTCATTTGCTCACCGAGCTTAGCTTTCTGGTTCTCCAGATCGTTCCATTGCGTGCCGTACCCTTTGAGGGCGTCACGGGTCTGGATCGACTGGTTCATGCGGTTCAGTGCGCCCTTCGCAGCGGATACGGTGCTGCTATCCTGCTGCGACATATTGGCGATGCCGGTATTGAGTGCGTTAACCTTGTTCTGCGCCTTGGTCGCATCATTCTGTTGCTGCTTCTGCATTACTGCTGCGGCAGCCATCATAATGGGAATCCAAAACATTAGCCTCTCCTGCGTGTGAAGAACTGCCCTTGCCATTCAATGCTGCTGATGGTCATTGGCAGCCATGAGCGAGACGCAAGTTTTACTTTGCACTCGCGGATTTCTTTGTAAACCCCAGCCACTACTGTTGCGGTTGGTGCAACCTGCTGCGTGTTAAGCACCCAGCTATTGGCAGCACGGGCAACCCACTTAAGCGTTGGCACGAACATGTCGTTGTCGGCGTCTACTAGGTCGCAGATGCTGACGTTAAGAGCTGAGCTTTCAAACAGAGTTACGTTCAGATTACCAAGTGTCAGGCGAGCATCTAGAATAGCTTTACCGTCCTTGTCCCGCATAAACGGGTTGGTCAGTACAGCGTAGCTCTCAAAGGCTGCCCCGATAACGAGGTGGTCGTCTTGGTCAGTGCCGATCTGTGTGCGCAGGGCTTCGATACGGTCGTAGCTGTCACCGAGCATCCAGTACCGGCCCGAGCCTTGGTTGTACACAGCGCGCAGTGCCGCTAGGCCCGGATAGGTCGGCAGGATTTCTCCACCGTAAGGGCGCTGGCTGTCGAGGTGGCAGTCCGGCACATCTGTGCTTAGAGTGAAGGTGTCAGTCACAAGGGACACAACACCGTCCCCGCGTTGGCGTACAGTCGTGACAAGCAAGTCCCCGTCCTTAGCACAGATGCTTAGGAGGTTCCCTAGTCCCGGATCAAAAGTCCACTTGCTCCAAGCATCGAACAAACGCTCTTCGTTGCCAGCAGAGTCCAGATAATTGTAGACCCAGAACCCGTGTTGCTCCGCGTCGGTACGAACGAACATCGCGCTTGGCGAGGTAACGGCCACGATCTGCTGCGGAGAACCCGTCAGGAACTTGTTGAGCTGCTGTGTGATTTCGTAAGCGGTCAGTGTATCCGCGTAAGCCCCGGTCTGCATCTGCTGCACTGTGAGCTTGCCTTGGCGTTGCTGAGTGAAGAAGATTAGGTTGCCGGATGTCTCAGGCGGGCAATCATTGCTGTCTCTGTAGCCGGACTGTACGGCGACGTAGGCAGTGGTTGGGACGATGGCGTCACGCCCGGACACTGCGTACTGCCACTGCTTGCCAAACAGGATCAGGTTTCGATCCAGCAAGGTGCCAGCGGTAACGGTGTCGTCTTGGCTGCCGAGGGCGTAGACTTCGATGGGGTCATTGTCCTGCACGACCAAAGCTGACTGCCGGAAGAAGTTGAAGTAGTCCCCGCTGCGCGACATGAAGACGGTTGCACCGCTTACGATAATCAAGCGGTCTTGGAACATTCGGATGTAGTTGATTTCGGAGCCGAGGAATGCTGGCAGGGACTGCGATTCCAGATCGCCAGACGAGCTGCCAGCCCAAGGCGGCACAGTGATGGTTGCGAGTGCTGCCAAACGCTCAGGAGACGATGCCACATAAAATGCGCCGTCCTTGATGCAGCCCACTGCCATCAGGGAAGTCGGCGTGATCGCCACACCTGCTGTCTCTTCCCATACTACGTCTACCCATGAGGCGGTTAGGTTAAGCGGCTCGTTCTTGTTGACTGCTTTGACGAAGTACGTCTTGGCTGAGCCCTGTTGTGGCTTTACCTGCACTACCTTTCCAACGATGTGTGTTGTGCTTAAGTCCGATGCTTGCTTAACGATCCGGGCTACCGCAACAATCTGGGAGCCGTCGCCGCCGTCATCCGCGCTAACGCTCAGCGTGTTACCCATGCAGATAGTGCTGTTGATGACGAAACACGGGGTGTTCGTACCATTCAAACCTGCTGCGATAACAGCGGCCTGCATCTTGACTGCCAGCTCTGTTGCAATCTTTGCTGGCTGAATGCCTGCGGCGGCAGTACCAATCCATGCGTTAACGGCTGCCTGATACACATACACCCGATCGTTTACCAGTTTCTGATAGTTAGGGTTTGGGATCTGAGTCCCGCTGCCGTTGTCTATCGTTGCCGGAATATCCGAGGTGTTCAGGGTTCCGGGGTAGTATGACGCTGGGGTTGTATGCTGCACGGTCAGCACTTGGCCGGTGCTGGCGATCTTTGCCGAGAACGTGTACGTCCGGGAGTAAGATCCGCCGCGCACCCACACCGCGCTTTGCGTGCTGTTGGCGCCAGTCGTAACCGAGTTGACTTCTGAGTACGTCGTCTTGTAGTCGTTCACAGCGAACAGCACTAGATTTCCTACGGCGGTGGCGCTGTTGATGCCCCGGTTAAGGAAGTCTGCAATCTGGGCGTCATCCCCTGCAACGTTAACGCCAAGCAACTTACCATTTGACTTGTCGAGAACGGCCAGCCCCGGCATCGTGCTGCCGACTGGTTTCAGTGTCTTGCGGTACATGAAGCTGTATTCGACCACGCCCAGATACAAGGACTGCTCGCCAAAATACTTGATGTCCCCTGCTGTCTCTGTGGACATGGTGGTTGACGGCAGGACACGCATGTCATTAAACACGCTGCCTCGGCGCCGTGCCAAACCCCGGATAGGGTCCGACACCATATTGAGTTGATCCCAGTGCTGTCCGGGGAAGCGCGAGTGCGCTACCTGCTCGGATACACCTTTGATAAGGCTGTCATAAGCGCCAGTGACTTTGGACATTGTTTAACCTCTCCATCGGCCAGTCCGACCATATGGTAGACGGCTACGCGCAAGGGCCGCGCCGTAGCTCCCCTTGTACAAGAGGTTTGCCTTAACGGATCGGATGTGGTCAGCCATGCATATCGCATAGGCTTCGGTGTAACGGGCCTCGGCCTGCGTAATCTTTAGCTCGTCGCCGTCATAGTCCATCTGGAACTTGAACACAACGCTGTCCCGGATAAGCCGCTGTGCGTTGTATGGGAGGTCGTCGAATGGAATAAGCCGGATGATCTTTACTTGGATTTCAGTCAAGCCGGTATGGAACTCGGCCTTGCCATTGTCGTACAGCTTACGGTTGCGGACGCTGAGCCAAGACGGGTTGAAGTCGTCCTTGGTAGCCAGCGATAGGCAATCGGTAGGTGGGCGGTAGAAGCCGGGTTGATCCGGTTCTGCGCCTTGTGGAGCCAGCTTAACAATCTCGGTGTTGAACCACCAACCCTGTGCTTGCTCTTCGATACCCACGTCTCGGAATGCAGACCGTGCATTCGTTACGATTGGATTTCGGGTGCCTTCCAGACTGTTAATCGGAAGCTCGCCCATCGTAGCGAGGCAACGGTTTACCACGTCTAACTCGGTGATAAATGCCATGTGTCCTCCTATAAACGAAAAGGCCCGCAACAAGTTCCCCGGTTAAGGAGAACCCATTGCGGGCCAGTTGTGTTACGGCGTTACGATGATGCCAGCGTACTCAGCGCGGTTAGGCGCAGTGGCGAATGCCAACCAGCTATCAACGAACCAGTGCTTGGAAACGTCGTCGAAGAAGACCTTCGATTCCAGATCAATGGTCGAGCCGGACAGCAAAGCGCGGGAGCTGAACGCTACAGCAACAACCTTGCGGAAGTCACCAGCGTAATCGGCACCCATGTGCGCAGCTACGCCGTCAGGCAGAGCAGTTGCATTCTCGTCCCAGTTAGGCAGGTTTGGAGTTGGCACGACTGGTACGCCCCATGCAGCGTAGATGTGGGCGCGGATGTTGGTACCTTCGCTGGTGATGTACTCACCATTGATCACTTGCTCGGCTTCTTGCAAAGCATAGAACACTTGAGGACGAACGAATACCCACACGTCGTCCGCAGTCGGATCAACGTCTTTCTCCATCATCTGGGCAAACATCGCGCCGAATGCGGTGTACAGCTTGGCTGGATCGGTTGCGTCAGCGGTTGCGGCCATAGTGACCACGGTGCCAGCGGCGTGACCCGGCAATGTGCCGTAAGGGTTCACGGTCAGTTTCGCGGTCTTGATCGCTTGGATCAGGAACGC